CATTTCTTTCATAATTATAACTCGATAGGGTAGATTTTATATTCAAACTGTTCGTCGGTGTATATTTTGATACGCTCGGCGAAGTGGTTCATTGTGTGGTTTGTCCAGCTTTTAGTTCTAAGGTCATCAGAGATGTCATATAGAACTGCTCCTTCTTTATCATCACCAAGTCGTAATCCGCGACCAATAGATTGCAAGGTTCTAATCATCGACTTGGTAGGAGAAGAGAATACTATATTATGTAGGTTACGAATATTTACCCCTGTGGAGAACGTACCATACGACGCGATAATGATAGCGTCTTTTTCTTTCTCAACGATCTGACGAATAGCTTCGCGATCCTCGCCGTCTACGCCACCATGTACGAAGAATACATGACGCTTGTCATGGGCTTTATCTTTTATCTGCTTGTATAAATCTTTACCATGCTTATCAACGTATTGAAATAGTACCAGCGTGTTACCCTCGAGTGAGAGAGTCAGTTTGCTAATAAACTTATTACGTCCATCATGACGCACCAAATAATCCATCTCCTCTTGGTAAGTCTTTCGTGCCATCAGTTTCTTTTCAGCATCTGAGTGCTTCAAAACCAGACACTTAATCTTGAATGCTGAGAGATGATTATCTTCAATCAGTTTGGCGGTCGTAGTGACTTTCTTTACTGCACCAAATAACCCTTCAAGAACTAGCTTGTGAGTCTGTGTACCATCTAGCGTACCAGTAAACCCGAAGCGATACTTGCATTCGTTCAGCTTCTCCATAATTGAAGCAAGTGACTTAGCTTTGAATAAATGCGCTTCGTCGCCTATTACAACACCGAACTGCTCAAACCAGCTTTTTGGTAGTTTGTAAATTGACTGCCATGTAGTAATAACGACCGGAGCATCTGATTCTTTTTCTTTACCTGACATAATGATGTGTATGTCTTTCTCATCGCAACCATAGCCAACGAAGTCAGATTGCATCTGATAGACGAGCGAAGTAGTAGGAACGATGATTAGTTTGCGCTGTTTCTTGAACCACCTGCTTACCATATAGATGATGAGCGACTTACCAGAAGCAGTAGGTGAAAGCATCATGCCTCTATGGTTTCTTACTGCGTGCATAAATGCATCGACCTGATACTGACGTGGGTTGAATGGTAGTTTCAACGAAGTGATAAACTTATCAAAGTCCTCGTCGGTTTCGTCGCTTGTTACGTGCAAGTCTTTATGTATTTCTATTTCGTAGTCGCGGTCTTGTGCGAACTTTACGATGTAAGGAATCAACCCTTTATAGATCGACTTAGTCATTAGGTTGGCTAATCTTATTTTACCATCCCAGACTTTGTTACGAACAGCTGGCATAAACTGAGCACCTGGAACCATGAACGTAAAGTGGTCTGACAATTCCTGCGCAAGCCATGCCTCGCAGTTGAATCGAATGAACGCTTCGTCGATTGGTTCTAAGGTAATCTTACTCATTACATGCCAGTCTTAAACTTTTCCCAGTCGATAGCTGACTTGATATTATAGCCACGACCATTTAGTGATTTGATGATTGACTCTAGCACGTCAACTTTCTCTTGTTGAACGGCGATCTTTAATGTACTTTTGATTATGTCTGAGTCTGAGTCAATATGCATCGGTAGTTCCGACTTCATAATCTTTAGATAGTTAGGTTGCCAGCCAAGTTCTTTTAGACGGTCTGGTTCCATGATTCCGTTGAACCATTCAGCTTTATCTTTGTAAAGTTGCTTGTGCTCGGTCTCCATCTTCTTGAGCAGTAGACGCTCATTAGAGAAGATGCGATAATAGTTGTAGTGGAGTTTTGCGATTCTCAGCGATTCCTTACCAAGTTCGGTACGATCGATGTCGCTGTCTTTAGCCCACATTTCAAAGATTTCTTCAAGTTTCATGATATATCCATAGATGGAGAGTACTCCATCATATTATACGCTACAATAGCGAATTAGTAAAATTATGCGTCTTCTAGTTTGAACGACTGGAATCTAAATGTAGCAGTCGCTTCGAGATACTCTACGTCAGCCAATTGTGAATTAAATTCTAAATCAGAAATAGAACTAGGAAACATGTTAGCAAATGTCACAAGTATATTTGGATTCATCGCAGAAGTTAAAATACCAAGCATACCATCAGAGTAAATACCAGCTCCGCTAGTTTTTTCTGCAGCAGCAATTGACGAATATGATTCAAATCCATCTACGCGACCGAGAGCATTCATCCAACCATAAATCTCTTTATAGTTTTTCATGTCTTCGTCGACCTTAAATGTAACTTGTAGTTCACTAAATTGCAATCTTCCTGGTCTAGGAATAGTAATAAACGGAGTAGGTGTTTCTGCTGTACCTAATGATACACCAGGAAGTGTAACTCTAGTTACAAAGAAGTTGACAGTCGGCAATCTCTTTACGGAAAATGTAAAGCCGAGAGGTGACAGAAAGTTTTTATTTGTAGGTTCGTTTACGACGCTCATAGTAGTTTCCCAGATAGCACCTATTATTTAGGTAACAAAAAAGCCACCCGAAGGTGGCTTTTGAGTTTGTAACAACCAAGATTACATTAGGTTGTCTACGATGAGACGACGGTAGTAAACGTTGGAGTCTTGGATCAATGTACCGTCAGAAGCAGTAGCACCACGTGAGAATGGATTTGCTACGACGCCATAACGGGTCTTGAAGCCGATTTTTGGCTGGAAGGTATCTTCACCAACCGCACGAACCATTTGTAGAGGAACGTATGGGCAGTAGAATAGACCAGCATCGAACGCAGAAGCACCTTTGTAACCCATAGTTAGGTAGTTACCAGTGGTGTATGGATCGATGTAAACTTTGATGCGACCGTTTAGAACGCCAGCGAAAGTAGCGCCAGTATCATCAACTTGTAGGTTGTTGCTGTTAAGAGCTGGGGTGTAATCAAGAACGCCAGCCATTTGAAGAGCAGAAGCTACGTCTGACGAGCAGATTAGCATGTTGCCCTTACCACGACGGGTACGTTTTGCGATAGCATTAGCTTCGCGCTCGATTTGGAACATTAGACCCTTGAACTTCTCAACCGACCAACGACCGTTAGAGTCAACGTCTAGGTTGAAACGACCAGCAGTAGTTACACCGTCAGCAGCAGTGAATGGGGATACGATTGAAGTACCGCCGATTGTAGCTGTTACGTTGATAGTACGGATGATTTCGCGGTTAATCTCAGCAAGAATTTCAGCCGAAAGAATGTTGGCTAGTTCGGTTTCAGCGTCAAGACCGTGGATAGCTTTAAGATCTTGAGCAAGTTCCATCGAGTAGTCAGCTTTTAGAGCGCGCGACTTGGCAACAACAGAAACCTTGTCGATCGAGAAAGCCATTTCAGCGAAGGCTTGTGTGCTGTTACCTAGCGATTCAGCTTGAGCAGTTGTTAGACCGCCAGTGAAGTTATAGGTGTTTGTACCAGCGTTGTTTGAGACGCCTGGAACTGTACCAACGTCGTTTAGACCGACGGAGTTAGCAGCAGCAGTAGTTGTACCACCGAACTCAGTATTAGCTTCGTTGTAGAAAGCTTCTGTACCTTGCTGGTTGGCATAGTGCGAACGCATTGCGAAGATCAAGCCAGTTGGACCTGTCATTGGCTGGACGCCGCAGATGTCATAGGCAACTAGGTTTGGCATTGCACGACGAACTAACGAAATTAGAACTGGATCGTAAGTGTCGATTTCGCTTGGCGAATATGAGTTCATTGCGTTGGTTGGACCGCCAGCAGCATTGGTTTCTAGCAATGAGCGTGGTGAGAAGCCACCGTTTTCACGGAGAGCTTTTTCGGTGTTTTCTAGCAACTGAGCAGTTACAGAACGACGGTGTGAGTCTTTGATTGGTGACAAATCAGCGTGTTCTAGAACTGGTGCCCACTTGTTTTGGATTTCTTCGTTAAGATACATCTTTATTCTCCTGTCCTTTGAAATAGGAATTGGTATAGTTATTTATAATAATCAGTTCTTGACTGTACGCGAAATAGCAGCTACGTATTTGTTGATCGTTGGATCACCAGATTTCTTAGCTGTTTCTTCTTGCACGACTTCAACTTCTTCCGTAAGCTGCTGTTGAGCTTGTGACTCTTTCTTAACAGACAGATAGGATTCTTTGATAATGCTTAGTTTCTCAGCATACTCTTTAACAGAACTGGCGTCGATGCTTTCAGCAAGGGTAGCTAGTTTTTCTTTCTGAGTATCAGTTAGACCTTCAGCAACTTCAGCGAATGCCTGTTCAGCCTGATAAGACGCTACTTGTTCAGCAATTTCTAAATTCAGGTTGATTTGCTCATTCAGCTTTTCTTCCAACTCAGCAATGCGAGCGTCCATAGACTCAACGACATTTACTTTGTCTTCAGGGATCTCGACATAATGCTCGACAAAAACTTCGCGCATACCAGCGAGGAAACTTTCCATGACTTCGGTACGTAGACCTGATTCAATAGCAAGTTTGTTATCTTCGACCCATTGTTCAACAACGTAGTTTAGGTAGCTGTTTACTTTCTCGGTCAATTCGTCAGCAACTGCTTCTACAGCTTCAGCTAATTGAGCTTCATACTGTTCATCAAGTTGCGCTTTGTATTCGATAGTGCGAGCATGTACAGCTGCTTCAAAGATAGTTGTAGCTTTATCTTTGAATTCTTCCGAAAGGTCTGCACCTTGGAAAATAGCAGCAACATCTTCGCCAAGTCCGCCAGGATTATTCAACTTTGGCATTGGGTCTTGTTGCTTCGAACCAGCTTTTAGTGTGCCTTGATTTGCCATACCAGCATGGAATTGTGCCAATTTTTTAACTGGCATATCGTATGCTGCTTTGACGATATCGGCGATAATGCCCGACTTGCTTAGAGTAGGCATGGCATCTTTGCCATCCTTCTTGTCAGCTGGTCGCGAATTATCTTTGGTTGCGACTGGATCAGGCACCATGGCGTCAACGCCAAACGATGACTGAAACTCTAGAAGATCGTCGCCTTCCAAGATTTCGTTTTCGTTATTACTCATCTTTACTCTCCTGCGTGGATTGCTTTAGTTTATTATTTATAAAATCAAATCTTTAGAAGGAAATCATCCCAAACTTTCAGGACGGTTTCTTCTAGCTGTCGTTTGTCTACTGACTTAGAAGCCTTGTTGACTTGTGCTTTGTAACTCTCTAACTGTTGAGCTTTGAGAAGTCCGTTGTCCCAAACCCATTCTACTCCTTCCATGATTCCGTTTACGAAAGCATCTGGAGCTGAAGGATCCGCTACAATATCTGCGGCAGTTGCAAGATAAAAGTCATCTTGGACTTCGTTAATACCATTTTTTGGTTTCAACGAACCCATGCCACGTGAAGAGACACCAAGTTTAACACCAGAATTGATTAAATTCTTAGCGATGTTACCCATAGGTGTATCTAATATTTTGGCTTTGCCGATATAATTAGTTCCGTCTTTCTTCAAATCAACAATCATGTGCGAAACACGATCTAGGTTGATTGTAGGACCAGCAGGATGACCTAATTCGCCCAAAGCACGATTAGTTCCAACAGCATCTTTCATGTAACGCGCAACTTCGCGATCCATTACAGCTGTAGGATATTTACGACCATTTCTATTTACTACATCAGCTTGAAGAAATGGACCAGTAATATAAAGAGTCTTACCACCATTTTCGTTGGCTTCAGTAATAATCTCTAGATCTTAGATTGTTTCGGTAATAAGTTTCATTTCTTATTCCTTATGCTAGTGTTGATTGTTTTTTCAATTCAACATACACCGTAGCATTATTAGCGTAGGTAATCACAACGTTGGTAGTTGGAAATTCAGTTTGTGTAATACCAGCAACATCAAAATCCCAATTGCCACCACCTGTTAAATTAAACAACGTGGTTGC